GTAAACGTTTATGTGAATGGAGAAAAATGGACCAAATATGATTCAATCCTAGATATGCCTCGTGGAGAACGTGCATACATGATAAAAACTGGAGTTACTACTGGAATAGATTTATACTTTGGTAACAACAACTATGGCAAAGTACCTGGATATGGAGCTGACGTTACTGTTGAATACTTAGTAACTGAAGGCGCTAATGGAAATATTAGAACTAATGACCCATCGAAAGTTCAATTTGAATTTATTGATACTGGTTTTAGTATCCTAGGTGATGAAATTGATCTTAATCAATTTATTGATGCAGTTACCACACATCCTCCCTTCTTTGGTTCAAATCCAGAAGATTCTAACTTAACTCGTCTTATTGCTCCTCGCATGTCAAAGAGCTTTGCTCTAGTTAATGCAGACCATTACGAGATCTTATTGAGAAAACTTAAATTATTTTCAGTAATCAACGTTTACTTAGATGAACTAGACAATCGTATCTTAAATTTATTCTTGATTCCAGATATCAGAAAAACTTTCAATACTGGCCAAGATTATTTTAATGCAAATATTGATCGTTTTATTTTAAGCGATTACCAAAAACAAGAATTACTAAGATTTATTGAAAAATCCGGATCTAAATTAATTTCAACAGATATTATAATTATTGATCCTGTTCCATCTAACTATGTAATTAATACTTCAGTTATTGTTTTTGATGATGTTGACACTGAAATTATTAAGCGCGATATTCTTAATGCATTAGGAACGTTCTTTATTGAAAACACAAGAAGAAGTCGAATTCCAAAGAGCGACTTAATCAAAATTATTGAGAGTGTAAATGGAGTAGACTCAGTGTCAGTTAATATTATTTCACAAAAGAATGAACTTGCAAAAATTGCAAACCCAAATGCGGCAGATGTTGGACTTGATGAATTTAACGATATTGTGACTCTAGCAAACGAGCTTCCTCTAATTAGAGGAGGATTCAGTGATCGTTACGGAAACGTATATGCTACTGGAATTTCAGAAGAGTCCTTAGGTGCAGTAAATATCCAGATCAAGGCAATTATGCCAAGACCAAAAATGTAAAATAAAATGGTAAAAGGAAGCATATTTCGACCTGTACTTCAGCGTCGAGAAAAAAGAAAACACGTAGGTTTTGAGTATAAAGGTCAGATCCTAAAGCGAACCCTCTCTTCACAGATGTTTGGTGTAAATGAGACTCTTACTACTTATATTTCACAGATTGAAAAGATCGTCTATGAGTGGGTAGAGGCAGTAAAACAAATTAAGATCCACGCAAATCCTGCAGTGGACAAGTATGAAGAGAAAATAAAATAATTATATGGCAGATCAAAACCAAAAAATGAGTAAAGAAAGCCGTCGCCATTTAAAAGACGAGATTCAGGCTTTGCTAGGATCCATTGGTTCTGAGAACAATCAAAACGATTTAGTAATTGATACTGAAATCTCAAATGAAACTAAGGCAGAGAGCCCTTATGATTTCGAAGCAATGAGCAGTCAATTTACTCTAAAAGCTAGAGAAATAACAGATTCTCTTTTTAAGAATTTCGTAGATATTGGAATCTTTGAAGAAAACGATTATGCAAAACATAAAAAGGAATTAGATACAATTAACATTTCCAACTTCTTTTTCCAGTTAAAAACATTAAAGATAACAATTATTAAGGTAATGGAAGAAATTACCTCAGGTAATACTCATCCCCGTTTAATTGAAGTGATGGGACAGTTACAAGATAAGATGGCGGCAATTACTAAAATGCAGGCAAACTATATTATCTTTTTAGAAGATACTTATCAAAAATTAAATCGAGATAAGCCAGTAAATGAGGACGATCAGAAGATAGGTTCGAGTCCAGAAGAGGGACAATTTTTTATTACAGTAGGAACTAAAAACCTTACGAAAAGTTTACCAGCATCTTCCCTAGAACGCCCTAGTGGTAAAACATCTGGTACTCTCGTTAATCCAAGTAACAAGCATGAACTTATGCGAGAAAAAAACATTGAAATCGAATCTGATGATTCAGACGATTTTATCGATCTCACTGGGATAATTTAAAGTACGTATGAGAGATATAATGTCAAATAGTGGCGCATTCACGTCTCGTAAGATTTCTAGGATAGGAGGAGACGATGATGATACAAACACCTCGATATGGACCACCATTCGCATCAATAAGATTCTTGATGAAATCGATAATGGTCTAGATATTAAGGGTCTACATAATTCTCCATTTAAGGACAATGATATTAACTTAAAACGTGCAAATCTGCCGTTTGAATATACACCAGACGAATGGAAAGAGCTTTCAAAGTGTAAAGAAGATATTATCTATTTTGCATATAATTATTGTTATATTCAAACTGGAGACGGTGTTAAGTTAATTAAAGAAGCTGGCGGGTTACGTGATTTTCAAGAACAAATTCTTCTCGCATTTAAGAATAATAAAATGAATATCCTAATGGCAAGTCGTCAAACTGGTAAATCCGTGACCTCTGCTATTTTTATCCTGTGGTTCTTGCTTTTCCATGCTGAAAAAACTGCGCTAGTTGTCGCCGATAACTTTACAACTACTCGAGAATTATTAGATAAGTTTAGAATTTCATTAGATAACCTTCCATTTTTTATGAAGCCTGGAATCAAGCACATAAATACTGGAAATATTAAATTTGATAATGATAGTCGTATTGTTGGTCGAACTACTACTAAAAAATCAGGTATCGGTCTTACTGTAAACTTATTATACATTGATGAGTTTGCGCATATCGACCAGGCAAAATTAGATGAATTTTATCGAGCAATATTCCCTACTATCACGGCTGATCCTAATGCAAAATCGATTATTACGTCCACACCAAATGGTAAAAACAAGTTTTACGATATTTGGGTAGATGCGATTGAGGGCAGAAGCAGTTATGTTCCACTTCGTGTGGATTGGTGGCAGGTTGCTGGTCGTGGTGAAGAGTGGAAACAACAAGCGATTGCAGATATTGGAGGAATTGAAGATTTTAACCAGGAATATGGACTGCAATTCTTCTCTTCTGATGAACTCCTATTAGGATCAACTGAACTTAAGCGATTAAACAATATTAAAGTTGAATACTTAAATTCGCGACTTCCACTCAATGAAGATCGTGCATATATTAATGACTATCTGCTATTTCATCCAAAATACGTAACTCGAGAAATCGACGATTGGAAAAATGATCCAGCAAATTATGTGTTTACTATTGATACTGCAGATGGAGTAGGAGGAGACTATTCAGTTTTAAATATTTACAAAGTAGTGGCGATGCCAGTTTCTGAATTACTTAAGAAAAAAGATGCAGTCAGAAACGAGTTAGACACTATTTCGCTTGTACAAGTAGGAGTGTTCCGAACTAACAAGTTAGACGTTACTCAATTTGCAGCTGCAGCAGAATTCATTACTTACAAAATTTTTAATCCAGATAAAGTTCGCATTGTTCTTGAGATGAATCATAAAGGAGAAATAGTTCACTCTAGATTCTCAGATAATTCTAATTATTGGACTGGACAATTTGTACATAGCAAACACACTGAAATGGCAGTACAAGCAAAGCTAGGATTAAGACTTGGGCCAACGAATAAGATTAAATATTGCGAACGGTTCAAATACCTCATTACTATGAATAAAATTATTCCAACTGATTACTTAACTTTTATGGAGTTAATGTCATTTGGAAAAACCAAAGGCGGGTCGTACCGCGGTCAAAATGGAAATGATGATCTTGCCATGACATCAGTTAACCTGGCTCCATTCTTTGATTCTCCACAGTTCTGGGATCTAGGAGTAGACACTTATGAAAATATGCCTCCTACATACAGAAAAGAGATCGAGGAGAAAATATTTAGCATATATCGTGAAAATAACACGAAGAGTTTGTATAATTTTGAAGAGTTGAAGAGACTAAATACGATACAGGACACTTCCGTTCCTAACACTAAACCGACTGCGGTCAATGTATTTGATTTAGAATCTCTTGAACAAATGAGAAAAATAAAGAATAGATTTTTTAATTCTTAACATTTTCTTAGTATTATTATATAGAGCCGAAAAAAATCAATCAGTTATGCAATCTTTAAAATTCAATGGAGATATTACGTTAGACGAAGTCTTCAACCAGCATCGAATCTTGATCTACGACAATGTGCTAGATGCAATTCAAAAGAATTACAAAGATTCTACAATTGAAGAAATTAAAGTCGTAACGATTACCTTAAACAACATTGAGTATTCAATAAACCTTTCTAGAAGTAAATTTGTTAGTGGTCTAGAAAACGCTATCTCTTTTTACGAAGCAGCTGAGGAATATGAGAAATGTCAAAGCTGTGTAGACATCATCAAAGATCTTAATAAGAAAAAAAAGAGAAAAGCAACTAACTAACATATGGGATACGAAGAAATAAATGGTAAAATCAACTTACGCATTCAGGAAATATCAGAAAAACTATTAACTGGCGAAATAACTGAGCCTGAAAGAAACGAATTAGCACAACTCATCTATCCAAAATTAAAGTTTTATATCTGGAAATTCTGTAAAAATGAATTTGATACAGAAGAGGCTTTACAATATGCTCTAAAACGTATATTTAAAAATGTTGCTCAATTCAATTTTGAAAAAGGTAGATTTACTACATGGATTTATACAATTGCCCGTAACGAGACTCTATATTATCTTTATCACAAGAAAAAACACAATCACCTTGATATAGATGATCTTTATCCAAAGGTCGATCGACCAGATGATTTTGAAGATAATAAAAGCTATCACCTGGATATTGAAGAGCTCTATGCAAAAACAGTACACGAGATATTTAATATTGATGATGAGACGATGAAGAATATTGCAATCGATAAGATGATAAAAAACAAAAAGGTAAAACAGATTGCGACTGATTATGAAATGAACGAGAACACTGTAAAAACCAAACTTCGAAAAATAAGAATCGATATTCGAGATGCAGTAATTAAAGAAAATCCAGACCTAGAAGAAAAAATAAGAATGTTAATATGATGTTTGATAAAATTAATCCAATTAGAGTATTTAAGAATCTCAAAGCTTCAATTGAAGACCTAGCAAATTTCTATAAATACCAAAAAATTATCTTTGAGCTTCAGCGCGAAGGCAAGTTAGAGGCAATTGGTTTCTCATTAGATTCGAATGCCAACCTATATCTTGGAATAAATTTGAATCCTGAACTTTTGCTTTATTCTGAAACGTCAACTGAACCTGCCGAACTTAAGATGATTGGCGAAAAAATGAGAAAATACACAGATTTTCTAACAAAAGAAGGTATTCTCGACTTTGTTAAAGTCGATTACGATCGTATTCAGACAGAGACGTATTATGGATATATCCTTCAAGTAAGATATGACTTTAAAAAATACAGACGTGGCAGTTTTATTTATGGAATCAGCTACTTTCTTGCTATCGGAGCCTCTATTGCAGCTCTAGTATTAGTTTTAATCTAATAATCCATTAAAAACCAAATAAATAATAAAAATCAAATACTATGAAACGTTTTGAAGAATTTTTAACTAAGCACTGGACAAAAATTGTATTAATCTTATTACTTACAATCTTTGTAAATACTTGCAGCAATCCAAATAAGACTGTAAACAAACGTATTGACACTCTGTCAGCTAACGTAGATTCGCTTACTGCTGAAATCAATACTCTTAAGACTTCAACTTTAACTAAAACTGATCTTCAGATTGAAGGGCTAAAAGTTGAAAAAAGAATGATCCAGTCAACTGATCGTCGCATCCTAGATGTAAACAGGCAATCTGAAATTGACCAGGAGTTGAAAAAATTAGAAGGAAAATAATGATCGAGTGGATTAAGAGAAGCAAGGAGGGGATCATTCGTGCAATGTTCCTCATTCCTATTTTATCAGTTGCAACTATTTCTATTTCTCACGTAGTTAGCTGGTATGATTTAGCCAACCCAATTAGCTGGGCAGTATATCTTTCAGTTGCAGTAGAAATTGCTGCAATGTCAGCTATTGCCGCAGCCTCAGTTAAAGTAAAAGGATTTTCTGTATGGTTCGTGTTCATTATTGTAACACTTATCCAGTTTATTGGAAATATCTTCTTTTGTTATTCTGAAATAGATATTACCTCAACTTCATTTAAAAATTGGTCAGAATTAACTGGTCCAGTTTTTGAAATGATCGGTAGTGATATTACTGATACTATTGCACAAAGAAGATGGTTAGCCATGTTAGAAGGAGGCTTACTTCCTTTAATTTCGCTTACGTGTTTGCACTTTTTTATTAAGTACGGCGAAATAGATAATATTAAATCAACTAAACAGGTTGAGGAAAAAGTATTAATTGAAGAAGAGTTACCAGTTACCGAAGTAATCAATGGAGGACCAGTGGAAGAAGTAAAGCCGTCTGCTCCAATCGAACCATCAGTCGGAGGAGCTTTTCCAAAAATTGAAAGACGCTCTGAAATGAGCGAAAAAATGAAAAAAATCCAAGGAAAATGATTCCTAATTTAAACGAAGTTTGTGCATGCTGTGGAGGATATGAAGACCAACCGCTACTTCAAATATTCGGAGATAACTGCTTTAGAGTAGTAGAGGGTAAATCTACACATGGTGAATTTTGTATAGGAGATTTTGCATTTCCAGTAGACGGTTATCAGTGTACTGGATTAAATGTAGATATTGATGGCGGTGAAATAGTTCTATTTGATAATCAAATATTTGCTGCATCGCCAAGTCAAACTCTAGAGAGCGAAAAACTTTATGTTAGGGGTTTGATGCTCAGGATCATTTATCCTACCAATAACACAGACGGAGAAGAAATTCAACTTGTTGATAAATCCGTGAAACTAGTAATGGAAAATGCCGACTTAATTTCAGCAGAATATCCATTATACGACTTTTTTACAATCTTTACTAATCCAAAGTCAAATAAGGCCGAAGATTTAATAAATAAGATAAAGATAGTCAATCCTAACCTATTGTATAAAATTAGAGTTTCTGCTCTAATCATATATGGAAAGGCTGTATAAAAAAATAAAAAACAAATGCTAAATAGCGGAGTTGAATTAATAACATTATCAGCTGGTCTTAATTATGAGCCAACTTTTGTTAGTACAGATAAAAGAGTTCCAGCCGGAGCGCCAACCAGCCTTGGCTACTGGCAAATCGGAGAAATTCAACAATACGGATTCGCAAAGGGTCCAATATTTAAAGTTGGTTTCTTGGATGTAAGCAGTGTATCTGCAACCCATGTAAAAATCTGGGGAATCACTAATAAAAATAATGATGCTCCTATTTTCCCACTTACTTACTTTACGCTAAATCCTGAGGTTACTGTGTACTTGAAGAAATTTATTTTTTGTGATGCCTTTGGAGTAGAAGCAGTTGAGACTGATTACAATGTAATTGGGTACAAAAAAGCAGCAGTGCCTTTAGCTTGGTAATGAAGAAAGTTAACGAAAATAGTATTTCACCAATGGTTTCTCGAGGAGATTTTACTCGAGGCTTACCTTTTTATGGCTCTAAAGGGGACTTTAACTTTACTGTTTCTAGAAGTAAATTTACTCCAGGTATCTCAGTAAGTCAAGCTCCATTAACTGATATGTCAGTTAAAGGTGATCCTGGATTCTCAGAATTTGATATGAGTATCTCTAAACTTAAAATGTATTTTAAGCCTGGGGATAGAATTAGAGGTATTGCAGTCAATTCTATGCTAGATCATGAAAATGGAAAAATGGTAGTTGGTAAATTACACAAAATTGTTCCAGATTATTCAAATAATACCATGAAAGTTTGGGTTAAAAATCCCAAGACTCTAGAAATACAAGAAGTTTACCCTGAATCTATTGAGAGAATCTATGAATCACATAGAGCAATGTCATTCACTCAATTTATAAATTCGTAAATATTTACTTTTAATTGATTTGAAAAGCAACTAGTCTAAGAACCAGTTGCTTTTTTGCTTATATAAGATAAAAAAATAATTAGACATGAGTCAAAAAATTGATCCAGAAGAAGCAGAAAGGTTTCTCAATGAACAAGATGAAAAGTATGGAGTCAACAAAGCTGCCGAACTTGTTGTTGAGACTGAAAAGGAACCTGAAAAGATAACTAGCTTAGGTAAAGCGCAAAGCCATCAAAATCTAGTCGAACTTTCTGCCGCCGAAGAGTCTCCATGGAAAATATTAAACTTGGAAAATCTTCCTTCTCAGGGACTATTTTATCCAGAAGGAGCAGAACTGCTTATTCGTTCAGCAAAGACCAAAGAAATTAGACATTGGTCAACAATCGATGAAACTGATCCTATTGATGTCAGAGAAAAGATAAATTTTGTACTTAATGCCTGTACTAAATTTAAGATTAAAGGTCAGGCTATGCCTCTTAACTTTAATGATTTTCTTGAAATCGATAAGTACCATATTATTTTTAGAATATATGAACTTACTTTTCCAAATCAGGAGAATAAGCTATGGGCATACATTAAGTGTTCAAATACTCAATGTAATCATGTAAATCAGACCCAAGTTACAAGTAAGAACTTATTAGGTTTTAGATTTCCTGAAGAGCTTATGAAATGGTATTCACCAGAAGAAAAATGTTTTGTTATTGTTTCTGAAAAACTCGGAGAAACATTTAAGATCTTTTTACCAAATATTGGAACCTCTGCAAAATTCAGACAAAAACGCAGAGAAGAACAAGAAAAAGGAATCCCTATTGATGACTCCTTTTATTCATATGGACCTTACTTAATTCGAGAATGGCGAAAGATCGACATGTCTATGCTCACTGAACTAAAATTTGCATCTCTTGAATGGAAAGAAAACAAGTTTGTAGTTATCCATAAATTTACTGATTCTCTAGAAAAACAAAGCCTTAATAAAGCTGCTAGTGTTTGCGAAAAATGTAAAACACAGACGGAGAGCCACATTTTTTTGGGAGGAAGCTTCACTGTTAAAGATATTTTCATTATTTCAGCTGGACTTGATGAACTTATTTGAGCTTAATGCTCGGTTAGCGGTGAAGCTGGGTCAATCCCTAGACACTCTCTATAATTTAGAATACATGGAATACTCATTACTCTTAAATATTCTTAAAAAAGATATTGACGAGAAGAACGATGTCCTTACTCAAGAAACGACGGCTGTGTATAACAACCCAATTAAAGTCAATCTACCAGAAGGCTTAAAGTTAAAATAAATAACAAAAAGAAACAAAGGTGGCTGACAACAAATATAAAGTATCCAGTGAATTTTTAGATGCATGGTCGAAGAATTCTGCAGAAAGATTAGCAGAGGCAAAGGCACGCGTCGATGCCTACTCTGTTGCATATTCAGCTGCAAGTAAATTAGTCGATGATTATATTAAGGCTACTCCTGGAGATGCTGCAGAAAAAGCTAAATTTGATGCACAATATACCCCAACTGGTCCAGGTATCGATTTTGATAGAAGTGGAATTCGATTAGTAGATCTTAGCAATAAAATTAAGGACTGGAACGGAAGTTTATTACCGACTAAGGACTTAAAATCAAATCGGGGTGCAAATGAATATTACGCAAAGCTTCAAGCGCTAATTGCAAAGTCGCCAGATGATATTTTTGCAGCAGATGCTCAACTGATTCGTGAAAAAACATTAGCCATTACTCCACCTTTTACGGGTGACCTTGATGAAGATGCATTCAACTCACTAGGATTAGAAAATACCCAAATTGATAATATTGTACCTCTTGGTTTTTTGGTTAATGAATACAATGCCTTTAATAAGAGTACGCCAGCTACTTCTCCTCCTGGACCTGTAAATGAAGCAAAGCCAGCTGAACCTACTCCAGCAGCTTCTCCGATCAATGCTGCAGAAAAGGGAGAAAAACCAAAAGCTGCTTCGACTTTAAATCCAGAAAAAGAAAGTGCAACTCCAGTTGAGGCAACGGCAGGCACCGTAACTACCGCAAAACCAGAAGTTCCAAAGGAGGTGACTCCAGTCAAACCAGAAACTGGAACTACTGTAAATGTAACAGTTGCTCCAACTCAGCCTGTCACTCCATCACCCGAGCCAACGCCAACTGCTTCGGCTACTCAATCTACACCAACAACACAGTCTGCTGCATCACCAATTAATGCTGACGCTAAAAAAGAAGAAAAAGTCGGCGGAGTAAATAGTACTTTTCTTACTAAATTATTAGGTAAGGAAAATGTAGAAAAACTTGCAAGTAATTCATCCGCCCTAAATGAAAGTAAAGCGAGTTCTGCTATAGAAAAATCAAAGGAAACTATACAGAGCACAACGTCGACTAACGAATTAAATAAAGAAACTAATACTTCTTCGGTCACTTCAACTACTTCAACTCTTAATCCAGCGGATGTCGCTAAAGCTAAGCCAAAGGTAGACATGGCGGCTCTTACTAGATTACTAGGTAAAGATAATGTAGATAAGCTTACAAATACTACTTCTGAAAAAATAAGCTCATCTGTTGTAAATGAAACAAAGAAGGTTGACGAAATAACAAAATCAGCTGAGTCTAGTGCAGCCGGAGAAACTGGTAAAATTGGCGGAGTAACTGCCGAACTTGGCGCACCGACTCTACCTAAAGAAACCAAGACTTCTACTGAAATTACAAAAACTGCGCCGACTCTGCCTGCTGCTCTAAAACCTGCTGAGAAAAAAGCTGAATTGGAAAAAACTCAGCCCATGACTGCCTCTAAACCAGACGCAGTTAGTCTTACTGAAAGTAAAGAAACAAAGGGAGAAGCACCAAGCGAAAGTGCTGGACCTGCAGCCGCTGTACAGGGTGCGCCTTCAACTACAAACATCGATCTTTCAGGAGTAGAAGCTCGACTTGCTCGACTAGAAATACTCCTATCTGGCCCACTTGATGTAAAAATTATTGAATCATGATAACTGAATATTCAGACCAACTAAAAAACGTGTATTTGAAATATAATCGATTACACAACGAACTTTCAAATCTAGAAAAACTTGCACAAGATCTGTCAAACAAACAGGCTATGCTAAGCCAAGAATTAGATGATAATCGAAAGACCGAGAAATTTTTAATAAATAAGATAGAAGAGACGATTAATCGCAAGATTACTCAAGAAGATCTTATGCAAATAATTAATACCAATGAATAAGGACAAAATCTACTTAATACTAATTAGTGTTTTACTGCTAACTAGTTTAATTTTTGGTTACAAATGGTTCTATAGTGGAAACTCTGCGTCTAAGGAAAGAGTTAAACAACTTGAAGCTGAATTCAAAGAGTTAGAGAAAAAGAAGAAAGAGAGCGATACTCGAATAAAATATTGGGAGACACAATTTGCTGCTCTACAAGCAAAATCAGACTCGCTTAACGCTGAAATTGATGCTCTTGAGAAACAAGCCAAAGACGCAGAAGTTGAGGCTAAAAAATCAAAGGCTAAATTTGAGGCATTGAGTAAACAACTTGCGGAAACACGTCATAAAATAGAAGAATTTAAAAAGAATCCTCCCAACCGAACTGGAGACCTTCTACTTGAATCTATAAAAAATAAAACCAAATAAAATGAAAGTAAGCAAACTCGCAATATTTTTCCTATTTATTGTAACGTTATTTAGTTCATCAGTCTCTGCACAAACGATTGATTATCCAAGATATGAAGTAGATTCGCTTGGACAAAAAGTTGTAGTAATGACAATTGAACAAGCAATGAAATTAGATAATAATTCAGAGCTTCTAACACTATTTGAAAAATTAAATTCTCAATTAGGAGAGTATGATAGTACATGTATTAAAGTAATAAATGATAAAGAAAAAGTAATTAGCATACAAACTGTTGAGATCTCAAAATTAAAAGAATCATTAAACATAAAGGACGAGCAAATTGCTTCTTTACAGCATAGAATTGCAGAATATATTGTTAATATTGGAATTTTACAAGATCAAGTAAAAAATAGAGAAGACGTAATTTCCGAAAAGGACAAACAAATAAGAGGACTTAAAACTAAAATGATCTTTGGCGGGATTGGCAGTGGCGCTGCAATCGTTGGATTAATTTTAGGTCTAATCTTCATACATTAAAAGAATAGTTGATAAATGAGACAAAGTAGATTTGTAAGTCTAAGTTCATATTGTGTAGCTGAATATATGTTTGACCCATTGGGGTCATTGGATTTTTATACAGATTCGTTTGTATTACTTCAAAATAACCATGTAGACGCACATCAAATTTTTAATATTGATGGCTCATATAGCTCAACGAAGAATATTCAAGACTTAACAGCCGTTCCTATTTCAAATAACACATATGCGTATTTAGATAGCGAGAAAACTCCAAATTATCTTGTATACGATTCAGAAATTACTCAAACCCCAATTTCTGGATATAATGTTATTATGGACAAGGTAAGGTTTCATTTTGTTTCAGGTTTTGAGCTTGACAATTTTAAAGCCCTAATTCTTAGCGTTAAGCACACTGAAAATGATGGTAAAAACAATTTATTTGCCAGCATTTTACTTGCACCGGAAACGAGTGCACAATTGATCAGTTACAATCCAAAACCTCTTTTCTTAAGTAATGCTCTATATGATCGATATATCGATATTTTAGTTCCATCAATTAAGAATATTAATGAGGAGTATAAAACTGCGCCAGTGCCTGCTACGACCTTTGTTGCTGCAATCACACCAAACGCGCTAAACTCAACCGGCTTCATTTATAATAACCAAATTTCAATCGGCTTAGCTGAATGCGGCAAGCGAAATACTCTTTATACAAATATTGGTCAGACCTACGATACGTTTGAGGTAAGCGAATATTATGAAGCGCCTCTTTCTCAAAGTAACGAATTTGATAATGTCGGCGCATATATTGATGAAGCCAGTGATGGAGATTTCATTGAATTTTATTTAACATTTAATGCCGGTTTTCCAGCAGATCTTATTGGAATACTAAACGCTAGAAATCCATCGGATGATTGGATTATCATACATCAAATTAGTGTGTTTGAACAAATTGGCACAAGCTTTAATAATACATCACGATTCGTATTTTTCCAAGAAGATAGATTCGATGAGCCAAACACCTTTAGGCCTGTATTAAGAAATGCAAACGAAGCAGTAAGTATGTCAGTAGATTACCTTGCTCGATTAACAAATCGTCGTAATGGTGAACAAATTATTCGAGAAGCTTCTTTTTCGCTAGCATCACCAAAGAAATATGGTAAGAAGCTAATAACAATTCCTTTATTGGATAAACCGCAGTCTCAGAAAATCTACAATAAAATTATCAAGAAGAATTTTGAAGCAACTAAATTATTCATTGAACCAACGTTAAATGCATCAGGTTCACCAGTTAATCCGAACCAGGTAGCAACCGTTGTTCGGACTGAATACGTTCCAATTTTCTTCAATAATAGCAGTATTTCTATTTCAAACGTAAGTTCTTTAATGAAGGTTAAAGATTCAATGGAAGAAGTAATCTTTTCACAAGGAAAGCTTAGATTTATCCTTTCACCGTTTGACAATATAATTAAGCTAAAGGTTTATACTACAAACAGTTCAAGTGATAAGATGACACTTGCTCCACTGGACTTAAATGTAAACTCAGCAAAATATCGCCTTGTTTTTGAAACGAATAGTGGAAAAGTCTCAGTCACTAACTTAAACGATGCCAAGATTGAAAACCTTTCTACTGGTGTACTTGGATTCAAGGTTTCTAAAAAGGATAGTACTTCCGTTCTTGCATCAACTACCAAAACAGTATATTTAGTTTCAGTAGGTCAAGATGGTACCGAAACCTTAATTTATACTGGAGAATGGAGAAAGCCGACTGAACAGGCTGATGTGGATGCGGCAATTGCTGCAGTAAAAGTAGAAGCCAACCAGGCTAGCCAGACACAGTCTATTCTTGCAGGAATCAAGCAAAATATTTCTATCTCCGAGGTGACAGGATTAGTTAAACCATTAACTGCTATTAAAACAACGGCAATCGTTCCAATATCTAATAAATTTGGAGTAAGTAAGCCAAAATCAGTATCTGTGAATTCGACTAACGCAGGGAAGAGTGCATAATAGCAGTAAGAAATTAAGAATATTTAAACAGGATAGCAGATAAATAAAATAAAATAAATCATTACGAAATGAATGAATTAGTGCAAAGAATACTAGGTGAGCTTAATAACAATCCAGCATTGCGTTCTCAACCTCTAGTAAAAATTCTAGCCGAATCGACTACTAAATCTATTGAATTGGGTGAAAATCCAGCCCATATTTATAATGGTCTTAAAAGCGGTCTAGTTTCAATCAATGAAAGCCTTAATGATTCTAACTTAACGGCAATAATTCAAAACTTAGATACTGTTGCTAAAACGCCAGAAGCAAAAGTTGAAAAAATTGCAAAAGCCGTAAATCTTAGCTCAAAAATTGATGCTATTAAAGAATCTAACGCTTATGCTAATCCTATTGTTAAAACAAAAGTTGATTCATTTAATGATACGTTAAATCGCGGAGCATTAGACTTTGCATTATGCGAATCATTTATCAAAACTTTCAGTCAATATGGATATGATTCAGTTATCAAAACTGCAGTAGAACAAGTTAATACTTATCTTTCTGAAAATCAATCTACTCTAGCAGTATTAAACACTATTTACAGAATGGATTCTATGGGATCTCCTATGTATGCTGGTGTAAGTTCAGACTTAAAAAACATGTTAATTACTGAAAGCTATAGTGCAGACGTTGTTAAAGTGAAATACGGAACATCTGTTCCACTAGTTACAGAATTAGTAAATACTTTAAGTATTATTGAATCTGCAAATACTGGAAACTTTACACTTGGTGAAGGTAACTACGATACTAAAGTAACTAATTTAATTACGCCAGCTTTAAAAACAGCAGACGGATTATTACTTTATACTGACAATCGTTTCTTATCAATTCGCGAGTCAAAAGGATTACTTGGAAACGAAGCTAAAGTTCACGTAGACGGAGCATTTAAAATTGCTGATGTTGATCCTAATTATGTAAGAACAACATATGGTAATTTCTATGATGTGTGTGAAGCCTATGCAACATTAGGATTTGCAAAATCAGAAGATGGTCTTGGTGTAGAATCTAAGTCAATTAGAAACTTTACACTTGGTTTTAAATTAAACGAAGAAAAAGGAGTTGATCTTTATATTAATAATACTAAGATTGGAACACCTGCTTCAGTTAACGTATCTGAAGCTCTTGCGCTAGAACCAAATATCACTAAAGCAAAAGTTGCTAAAATCGTTGAAAATACTAACTCTTTGTTTAATTTTGAATTTATTAAAGAGATCACAAATGAAAGAATATTAAGCGAAGCTACTTTAGTGAAGTTAAATGACTCTTACTTTATTTGTGAAAAAGTAAATTCTGCAGATAGAGTTTGGAATCAAGTTAATGAATTTGAATTATATGAATTCTTTAAAACTAAATTTGGATATGATGTTAGCCCTATTTTCAAAACTAAAATCGAAGAGTCGGTTGCTGGATTAAAGAAAATCGAAGAAAGCAAAAAGATAATACTTACAGATATTGCAAAACTTGAAGGATCAGTTACTAAATTAACAGAAGCAGTTAATGCATCTGGAATAGAAGTATCTGAAATTAAGAAACTAGAATCAATTAAAGAATCTATCGAAGCTACAATCAATAAACTTAAACAAGATTATATTGCGCTAGACCTTTCAAAAAAAAAGTAATTAGTCTAACTGAATCTAAAAGCAAGTTTAACGTCGGAGACCCAGTTGAAGTAAAAGGAAAAATAGGTAAGGTAACTGCAGCCAATGGAATTACACAAGATTACTTGGTAATGATAGGATTTAAAAACGAAAGATATAAAGAATCTGAATTAAGTAAACCGGCACCAGCAAAAAAAGATAAAAAGAAAGACCTTACTCGAAAGAAGAGACCTAAAGAAAAATCGAATAATATTGCATAACACTAAGAAAAGGAGCATTTTTGCTCCTTTTTTATTTTATTTGGCCCAGAATTTTAGTATAGTATTCCTAAACAATTCATATAACATGACAAAAACTGTTAAAATCGGGCCAATTCAACGCCGCAAAAATGACAATGCTATTACTGCAGTAGTTCGTAAACAAGTTAACAAAATGAAACTTGGAGAATTTTTTGAAATTTCTGGCGTTGATCCAGAAACTGTACAAAATCTTCGTTCCACTCTTTCTTACTTTTCAAAGAAAGACGGCTTCCGAGTTAAAACAAAACATTCTGGCGGAAAATTGACTATTGACCGTGTTAGAAAATAATCAAAACTAATCTTGAGTCGACAGTACAATAATTAAACACTAAATTAAAAATATGGATACCAGAATAGACTTCAATACTGCAAAAAAGTTCGATCAAGTAGAATTAGTTGATTGGAAAACTAGATACGCAGACTTTAAATTTTACGTTAGAAAAGGCCTAAATGAGGTAAAATATAACGTCGGAACAAACGTTTCAAAGGGCCCAAATAGTGGCGAGTATATCAAGCCATTTACGTCTAAGACCATGGGTCAGCCATTGAATATTAATGCAATCCTTAACCAGTCAGATACTTGGTTAGATATCGGTGGTCACTTAGGTTTCTTTTCGATTCGTATGGCAAAACAATTTCCCAATATTAAAAAAGTAATTTCCTATGAAGCGTTACCGCATAACGTAAGCTTTGCATTGGAAAATATTAAATTAAACAATGTTGAAGGAACTTGCGAGTTTGTACAAAAAGCAATCGTCCCAAATGAAGACGAGTCAATTAGCTTCTTTATTTCGTCTGACTCTGGAAAGCACTCAATTCTTCCAGTAAAAGGTCGCGAAAGTATTACTGTGCCTGCAATCAATATCAATGATGCAATTGCCCAAACTGGTGCAACTGCTATTAAAATGGACGTTGAAGGTGCTGAATATGAATTAATTAAGGCTGTAAAAGACTGGTCAAATATCCGAGTAGTGGTAGTAGAATGGCACTTCAATGCGATGCGAACCATCACTAAGGACAAAAACTATCGTGTTACTCTTTTCCAAGAGATTATGTCAATCCTTGGCAAGAACTTTGACACTATCCGTCAATTACCAAACGTCGAATACGGTAAAAACTTCATTACTCACTTTGTTGCTATCAAGACTGATGGTAAAGAGTCCCTATAATTTACTACAAGAAATATACCACGAGCATCCATGGCGGATGCTCGTGTGTTGTATCATGTTAAATTGTACTTCCCGTAAACAGGTGGATCAAGTACGAGAAAAATTCTTTCGCAAATATCCAGATGCAGTCGAAGCAGAACGTTCGGATCCTGCAGAAATGGCAGAACTTATTGCTCTTCTTGGATTTAAAAATAAACGCACTCAAACTATAATTCGTTTCTCGAGTGACTGGATGACCCTAGATTGGTCTGAACCCAATGAATTATATGGAATAGGTAAGTACGGACAAGATTCCTGGGAGATATTCCAGAAGGGCAACCTGAACGTTGTGCCTACTGATGGTGTATTAGATACTTACTTGGCCTGGGCCAGAACCCAACTTCAAAAAACAATATAAGAATATATGAAATCACTATACGCATACTTTGGCTTATTGAATTTACATACAATTGATTCTCCAGGCCACTCACTTTATCAAATTGGCCTAATGGATTCACTTCGTCAAACCTTTGGAATTGAGCAATTTGATTTTTTCTCATATTACCCAGAAGACTTACAAAAGACTCATAGTGAATCTGGTTCGCGAATGTATCCTGCATCTTCTCTCGGCAACATATTTGAGCGCTATAAAGATGAAATGGTTCACGATCATTTGATGTTAGATGAGACGCTTGCCAATATTACTGCCAAAAAATATAACATGCTCTTTCTTAAAGCTAGATTTAGAAATCTTTCTACTTTACAGAAAAAATGGAAAGATGCCAAAGCATTTGAACTGCTTATTGAAACTGCAATCCATTCTGGTTATACGAAAGATCAAATTATTATCCTGGATACTGATCTTTCTTTGCCAGATTCTTTTTCTAGAAGGTATGGTGCCTCAGTAACTATTGTGATTCCGTCAATAGATTTTCCAGGAATATCCAACCGTTTCTTATTAGACTGTGTTAGCGTTCATACCGCTAACTATATTAGAGATAGAAATACAGTTTTTTATGGAAATATTGATACTTCAAGTTATAAAAGCGGAAATTCAAAAAATGCAATTTTAGGAGAAGCTTTATCTTGGATCGCTAACTCTGAAAATAAATTAATTATTATTAGCAAGCAGAAAGATTTAGACGAGTGGAATGCTATTGCAGATGGAATTTTACGAAATAATCGCGGGACTATATGGAATGCACTAGAATCAAGTTTAGTAATGCTCAATATTACTAAGGACAAATATGATACTGTGCGCTTTATTCCAGCTAGAGTATATGAAGCAATGATCTTTGGCATGATTCCAGTCTCATATAATTTTAATTTCTTATGCGAAACATTTTCTTTTTCAAACATAGATGATTTAGTAGAAATTATTAAATATCTAAATGACTGTGAACCTGAAGATCAAAAGAAAGCATACATTCACTTTATCGATAATTATTGTAAATACATTAAAGATTTAAACCAATGGAAATAGGGAAACTTGAAGAAAAAGCAATCCGAGTAGTTAAAAGTTGTACCAATACATCTCAAATTGATGCTGCTACTCAATATGTAGAATTATATTTTAAGAAAACTGGCAATCTGCCATACCTAAGATACTTAATCACTAAACTTGACGAACTAGCAAATTCTTTTTCTTAGCTGCATTTTCCTAATAAATAATATTATTAGGAAATAATGTAGTTTTTATGAGAAGAATTATTTTAATTGGTTTACTACTAAGTAGTTTAGCTGGGTATTCACAAACCTGCAGCACCATCACTGCTTATGATTACATGGAAACCTGGAATTGGACAGGTGATTGGTGGATTCCTGCAGCTACGACTAATTTTTACACAAATGCATCAGTTAGTCCCAGTACAAGCGCAGTTTTATATGGAACTGGTGGGGGAAGTAGTGCAAATGAAGTCGACTGGTATTCTATGCCAAACCGAACTGGACTAAATCTAAGTTCAGCATATCATTTTAAATTTAGACTTGGATCTTATCGATTTACTTCAACTAGTGCTACTAGAGGAGTAGACGTTGGTGATTTTATAGAAGTTCAACTGAGCACAAACGGTGGAGTTACCTATACTTCTGAAATCAGAGTCACTGGAAACAGCAATGCCTATTGGTCATATAATACAAATGGTACAATAAACAAAATCGCAAACGGCACCCTAACTACTTATTCACCAACTGGTGGAGGTGATCGTACCTTAACTGGAGACGGATACTCAGTAATAGATCTTACTCTTCCTTCTGGGATAACCCAATGTGCAGTTGATATTTACTGCAGAGCAAATGCTGCCGGTGAAGAGTGGTGGATCGACAATATAGAATTAATTGAATATTTTACATGTGCACCCCTTCCGATTGAACTTATTTACTTTACTGCACAGTCGGTCGGCTCGCGTGTCGTTTTAGATTGGACAACTGTTTCTGAACTTAATAATGACCATTTTATACTTGAACGATCAACTGATGCGTTGCAATGGACAGAAATAGGAAGAGTCGATGGAGTCGGCACCACTTCGCAGCTTTCTACATATCATTTTATTGATGCTCACCCAAATATTGGCGCAAACTATTACCGACTTTCTCAAGTAGACTTTGATGGAACTCAAGAGTTTTTCAATTTAGTATATGCAGAAATTAGTGATCCGCGAATAAACTGTAAATATTCATATTTCGATATAGCTGGACAGGAAGTAAATTATGATTTTGCTCCTCCTGGAATATATTTTAGGTTATGTGGTGAAACTATTGAAAAGATAATTAAGAACTAACCAATTCGGCTAAGATAAATAATAAGAAAGATTTCTTATAATGAAATATGTTTCACCTTATGGAACCACTCCAGAATCTGCACAATTAATTTGCGAATATTTTAAAGGAAACGAGCAAATATTTGCTAAAGTAGTAACTTTTGAAAACGTTGAATGGGAAAGCCGCATGTTAAATATTGCAGAGTCTGCAATTTCAGAAAAAGCATTAATTGATCTTCACTTTGATATGATTGTTAATGATGGTGCTCGTGCAATCACTAAATATTACAAAAACTTAATTTCTGGTAAAAATGATGTGCTTGAAAGAGCTAAAATCAAATTTACTAATCTTAATAGCCACCGAATCGACGAATCTGCCGATATCTTTAGACAGCGTGCAAAGAAGAGAATGACTAACATGCTTGCTGAATTAGACCTAAATACTATTAATTGGGCAACAAATCCAGGTGGAGCATTACAAACTCAATTAACTAATGCTACTGGACAAACTGTTCCTACTTCCGATCTTCAAAATCAATTAAAAGCTGCCCTAACTGGAGGTGCAAAACCTACCGCGACTGGAGCAATTGCAAATACTCCAGAAGAATTTGATAAAGCCCTTGCTGGGGGAGAATATACTGGTAAAACTGAAGGCAGCACAATGGGGTTTTTGCATGAATTATGGAGTGCACTTACTGAGGGAGGATCTACTATTGGAATTGTTCACTTAGTCTTAGATATAGTTGGAGTAGTCGGAGACATATTCGGGCCAGCAATACCAATTGGATTAGTTGCAGACGTACTGAACGCAATCATTTATTTTGTCAGAGCAGCGACTGCTCCAGAAGGAGAAAGCGGCAAGTTCTGGTTACTTGGTTCTATTTCATTAATTGCAGCATTCGTATTTGGTGCAGGTGATGCCCTAAAATTACTTAAACCTGCTGCAAAATCTGCTGCTCCAGTAATGGAAGCCATTCTTAAAGGTGGTTCGAAAGCAGGTGGTGACGCTCTTGCAAAAGTATCAGCAAAAGAAGCTGGTCCAGTAATGAAATTATTACAATTTATTTCGAAAAATATTAGCGAAGTCTTAGGAAAAGCAAGTGGTCTTCTTGGAAAATTCTTTGATGGATTTATTGCAAAATTAGTAGGTTGGATTCCTTTTATTGGAAAACCGCTAAAAGGTTTCTTTGAATCGATCGGCACGTCATTTGCAAAATATGGCGATAACTTAACGGGCTTTGCAAAAGAATATTCAGCTGCTGAAAAAGCAGCTATTGAAATTGGAGCAAAGGAAATTGATACTGGAGTAGAAACAATGTTAAAAAACAGTAATCAGTCTTTAATCATTGATGATGCTACTAAAATGGCAAAAATAGTTGACCAGGACGGTAAAGCGATAACAAAAGAATTTCAAGCCGACTGGTTGAAAAAGGACTTTGACAAAAAAGCAGCAGGTCTCTTCGGTAACGACAAAGCAATTGCTAAATATTATTCAAATGTTGCCTCTTCAAATGCCGTAATGGCAGAAGGAATCGGCAAATACTTTATTAAGAAAGGTTGGAAATCAATCAAAGGTACTGGTAAACTTGCATTTTTTATAGGCAAACAAATTATCAAACTAATTAATAATGGAAAAGATTGGCAAGATCTAGGATACAAAAAAGAAGAGGTTGAATATTGGGGAAATTCAGCGCTTCATAGCTGGCTGCAAGATGAAATTCACAAGAAAAAAGAAGAAACTGGTGCAACCTATCTTCCAGCAATAGACCTTGATTCTGATCAAAAGGAAGTATTCGATAATATTACAAACTATCAAAACAATTATGCTAAATTATTTGGACAGCCAAGTATTATTCCAGTAATCTACAATAAGTATGGAAATACTGAAGATGAATTCAATGAATTTTTCGATGAAGTAAAAAAAGGTACAGTAAAACCAGAAGATTCAGACGAATCTAAAAAAGAAAGTGTGAAAGAATCTATTTCACACTTACGTTATATTATCCCTTATTCTAAATTTTAAAATTACTTCTTAATTCTCTTAAGAATATTTGCGATTGGTGCTTTAAATTCATCACCTTCACCAGTACAACCTGTCCAGTAAGCTTTTGCTAGAACTGAAATATCTCCACCTAATTCGTCGTCTAGAACTGAGTATACAGTATCTTTCGCATCAATTTTTTGATATTCAACGCTTACTTCTTTTGCCATTTCTGGAGTTAATCCGGTAATTAGAAGCGCAATTGAACACTCTTCTTGGTCAGTAGTGTTTCCAAATAATCCGCTACCATTTTTAAGATCAAGTAACATTGATGCAATATCTGATGCTCCCTGTTGTTTTGCATTTGCAATATATTTACTAGGATCTGCAGCTAACGTATCATAATATCCCATAACTTCTGCAGCTTTTGCTCCTAATCCAGGCTCTTCTGCTCCTTCTGGAGTTTCTCCGGCATTTGTTCCTGCGTTTACTGCTCTAGCTGCAACTAACGCAGTTGCTGTTTTATTAATATTTGCAGCAGTAAGTACATCCGTTGCTGTTTTTGGACTTAATTGAGTCAATAGAGTAGCATAATTAGTAGCAATAGGGCTTTTTCCACCATATGCTACCATTAGTTTTGCACCGTCATCTGATTTACCAATTAATTTGGCAGTACCTTTAGTTCCAGATTTTGAAATCCATTCAAAACTTTCACCTCCAATTTTAACTCCAACTTTTTCAAGAGCGGAAAGTTTTCTAGCAGTATCTAATTTTGCAAATACTGTACTTAATCTAGTAATATCTGCAATAACCCCAACGCTCTTTCCTAATGCTGCACTTGCTTGTGCCATACCTGTTGCTTTTGCTAATTTACTAGCTTTCGAGGCAGCAGATGCAACTTCGGCTCCTTTTAAACCTGCAGTAAATGCTGCAGATCCTCCAAATGAAACTATTGTTAGAGCGACGTCTCCTAAAATTGTCCAAATATTTAATCCTCTCAATACTGATGGTTCAATTTTGCGACGATATAGATTACATGAAACTACTTCTCCATATCCACCAAATTCGTCTTCCATAAAGTCTTGGATAGACTTTCCATATTTAGACTTAAATATTTCATCTAGTTTATCAAAATACATTTGAGGATCTACACTTTTCTCTGCAGCAATTTGCGCAAATGCTCCAGCGAGTGATGCAATCGTTTCTTCATCAGTTCCTGCGTCACCAGCTGCATTTCCACCAAAGAAGCTACCAATTCCTCCAACGATACCTCGTTCAGTCCAATCAGTTCCTTCACCGCCAGCTTTTAGAATTGCAGCTGCTGCTTCCATATCAATGTCACCCCATAAAAATTGTTCATTCATAATCCACATCATGAATTTAGGAGCAGTTTTATTAGACTTATCAACTTTTACAAATAGTCGGTCATCTCCAACTATTCCAAAAGCAGTCTTATCTAAATCCGTAAGTTCATATTCTCCATCCTCATAGGAATTAAAGTATTCTGCTAATTTAGCAAGAAGCTGGTCATTCTCTAAATAACCTTTAAGTCTTTCGTTAAGATCATCTGAAATAACTGCAGCCTGTTCATTGACTGCACCTTGGTAATTGTTATAAAAATCTTGATATTTTCTATCTAGAAACATATTTGTTTATATTATTTTATGTAGTTTGAGTTGTTTGTGCTGCAGGTTGATTAAACGAAGTTTTTAAATTCTCCAAACCTTTAATAAATGCTGCTTGATTTGCTTGACTTAAACCTTGTGATTGAGTATCAGTTGCTCCTTCTGTACCAGTGGTAGCCGATGCTGCTGCACCAAAAATAGACTTTCCATCTTTATAGAAAAGCATATTTCTAAGATTTTCTGGAGTCAATTCAGTTGATGCGTATTTACTATCATATTCATCTAGGATCTTTTTTCTAAATGCCCCATCCGTAAACATTTTCTCAAGAAAAGTCTTATCTGCAGTATTTGTAATCTCTGAATCATAAAAAAGAGGAGCTCCAGCGGCAGTCGATACTTTCGTATCTTTTGATTGTGCGTCATCTAAGGTAGTTGCCCACATTACTTTTTTATTTGCTGTGTCATATGATACTGTACCATTTGGATCGCTTCCGTCTTTGGTTTTTGCAATTAGTGTACCGTCTTGTGCAAATTCCATAAGATATAACTTACTATTTGCACGCATAGTATATGCAAACTTTCTACCTTTATCAGGTTTAGTTTCCTTATTTTCAGTAGGTTTAACGTCTTCTTCCTTTTCAGGTTGAGGATCTGGCAAAGTTGCTGCAACTGCAGTTTTTGTAAGATCTGCGATAATTTGTTGAGACAGAGTCGAAAGAGCTGCAAAACTTGGAGCATCAATAAACTCAGAGGTCGGCGGTACATTTGGATATTTAGGTTTGCCTTCTGCATCCATTCTATCCAAGATTTCAAATTGAATCTTTTGTTTAGTACGACCAAATATCTCGCCATCTTTTAATACTGTATATACGATAAACTTGGCTTTAAAGAAAGTTGGAGTAAGCTGTCCAATCTTTTGAGTAAATTGGTTTTCGTCATTAAAGTAAGCTTTAATTGCGGTAAGTCCAATCGTTGTGATTTTACCAGCATTGTCAATTATATCTAAATCGTTAATAATTTTCATCACGAATTTAGTATTTGACTGAACACTATATGTAATTTTATGCTTTTTGCCAGAAGAATCAACCATTACGTCTTTGCCTCTAGCCTCTGCCTCAGTTAATGAGGACCATGTGTCGAACGACTTAATCATGAAAAGTATTTTATTTTATTTATTCTCACGATAAATAATAAAAAGACGATTCAGGTGAAACTAAAGAAATTTAATGAATATGCAGCATTCTATTCAAAGGACCCAAAGAACTTTGAAAAAAAGGTATGCTTTGCCTGTTCAGAAGGCACAGTACCTGATGTGTTTACTCACGTAAACGATTCAGCCGACTCAAAATTTACAAATACAGATGTCCCGGTTATACTATGGAATAATTTTAACTTTCAAAAATCTCCTCTCAACGAGAGCTCAACTTTTCTTTTTAATTCAAAAGGCCTTCCGCAGTTCGAAGAAGTATCTTCAAAACTTAAAGGGGCAGACTTCTTGCCAAAATCGACCAACGAAAGGTCACAAGTCAAAGGTTTAAAGTTTCCTATCTTTGGCGTAGATGGAAAACACAAGACAGAGTTTAAAACATATGGTAAATTTAAAAAGGGAGAACAGGGGTTTCCTACATTTACCGAAAAGATCGTTCCTCAAACTAAATTTAACGTAATTGCATTTAAAGGAGAATCTATCCATATTCAAGAGAAAATTAATAAACTTGGATTTGATGTTGATCCTACAAGATTCAAATACGCAAATTCTGTAAAAAATATAACAGAATCACTAAATGAAGAGTATCCATTGGATTTCTATCATGTTGAACTATTAGAATCAAATGGTAAATTATATCTTAACTCTCTTGATACTTCGATAAACCTAAGTCCGTCACAAAGTATAAAAATGTATGAAAAAGCATACGAAGAATATTTTGCGGCTCACTTGCCAGGATGGTTTAAGAAGCAGATATTTGAGTCTCATGTAAAGCCTTATTATGCAAAGCGATATTATGATGCTGCTTTAATTAAACCGAAACACTCAATAGATTTTAAAAAATATTTAGACTAGTGATTATAATCAATTGTACTAACCGAAAGATTGAGACGTGTCTCAAAGAGTACAGACAAAAAGCTGATAATATATCTCAGATTCAAGAACTTAGGGATCGTAAAACATATGAACCACCTTCTCAAAGGAAGAGAAAACAAAAGAACTTTGCAAAATACAAACAAAAAAAGTATGGGAATGCTTAACTTCAATCAATATCTAAAAGAAAATTCAAAGGCTAGCCATGATGCAGCTGGGGTTGCAATAATCTATAATAATAAAATACTCCTAATTCATCCGACCAACGCTTCATGGAAAAGAGGTACTTGCGGAATTCCTAAGGGCGGAATTGAACCTGGAGAAGATCTTATGGAGGCAGCACTACGCGAATTAAGGGAAGAAACTGGAATAATATTACAACCTGAACAATTGGAGCCTTCTTCAGAATCTGTACATATTTCTCGAAAAAATGTAGAATGGATGCTATTCTATTTTATATGTAAAATAACTGATCTTTCAGAAATAGGTTTAGACTCAGAACGATTACCGAATGATATGTTACAACTTGAAGAAATTGACTGGGGAAAATTTGTTACTGCAGAAGAGGCCTATCCAATAATGACTAGAGCACAACTAATTATTTTAGATCGACATTTAACTCTTGATCAAAATAAATAAAAGAAAAAGACCGTAGATGGCATATCTTTTAAATTACTCAAACTGGCAAAAATTACATGAAGCAGCAAATGGAGAACTTCCGACTGCTGATCTTGAGTCTATTCCAGTATTACCTACTGAATCTGGTGAACGTCACTCTTTAAATCCGATTGCAGCAGAAGCCTATTCAAAAATGGTAGCTGCAGCAAACGCTGATGGAATTGACTGGGGAATCACAGATTCATATCGTCCATTAGAAGTTCAAAAACGATTAGTTAAAGAAAAAGGTTTATATTCACAAGGTGGATTAGCGGCTACTCCTGGAAAATCTAACCACGGTTGGGGTAGTGCAGTTGACCTAGATTTTAAAAAGGGTAGCGGTGATGCTGCTTATACTTGGTTAAAAAACAATGCTGCTAAATTTGGATTTACAACAATTCCAAGAGAACCTTGGCATTGGGAGCATAAGGAAAGCGCAAAAACAGTAAAATCTGGAGAAAGCACAGCAACTATATTAACTCAAGCAGACACTGTCTCAGATACTAAAAGTAAATCATTTAATGATAAAGTTGACAACTTAATGACTACTCCGTCCGTTGCCACTATACTTAAATATAAAGACGGCATAAACTATATGACTGCTGCGGATAAGGAAGAAATTAGAAAGCAACTCGGTGGAGTATCCATGTCACAGATTGATGATTGGGTTGCAGGAAAAATCAGCGACCGTGATTTTATTGCGCTGGCTGTTACTACAATGTTGAGTCAAAAAAATAATAATTCTAGCTTGCAACCAGTGCAATCCGGTATCAAATTACTTAGATCAGGATCTACTGGAGAAGATGTTAAAGAGATTCAAACAAAATTAAAAGAACTAGGTTACCTTACTAAAGAGCCAACTGGTGAATTTGATAAAGACACATACAATGCAGTAAAAGCATTTCAAACGAATGCATCAATTGGAGTAGATGGAATAGTTGGACCACAAACGTATGGTGCACTATTTGGTGATAAAGCTCAACCTGCAAAGGTAGGAGCAGGCCAACTTACTGGTGCATACAGTACTGCAAATGATAACAATCCATTTAATTTACGACCTAATAGTGGAGAACAATTTAATGGATATATTGGTAAAAAAGAAGGTTTTAGAGGTACTCAATCAATTGGCGAGTTTGCAGTTTTCGATACTATAACAAATGGTATTAGAGCAGGTATGAAAAATCTAGAGGGATATTTTACAAGAAGAAATCTAAAAACTATATCTCAAATAATTAATACATATGCTCCAGGAGGGTCTGCTGGACAATCTCAAGCAGACACTAATAGCTATGTAAACAGCGTATTATCGTATATGCAAAAAAATTGGAAGCCAGAAATAACTGCAACCTCTCAACTAGCGTTCAGCGGTCCTGCTGAAACTGATCCTGATAATATTAAAATGTTCAAAACGTTGGTTAGTGCAATTGCTAAACAGGAAGGTAAATTAACACCAGGTCTAGCCTCAAGTATTGATTCATTTGATACTAAAAATTTAGCATAAAACCTAATAATTTTTCCTAGTAGAATATTTCAAAATATTTTATAAAATGGAAAATACATTAGACCTAGCGCCAGACCAAGAAGTATTGGCACCCGTTTCAGAAACAGTAGAACAAACTACTGAAGAACCTTCAACTAGTCCAGCAACTCCACAGGAACAATTAGATGCATTGATCAATCGCCGCATGGGTGAGTTTAGCGTAAAAATCAACCATGTTGATTTAAAATACGTTAAGAATGCTATTAACCAAAAAATAGAGTGGAAGGGGCCAAATGAAGCATATCTTGTAATTATGACAATATTGACAATTGATAATGTTTTACAGGAAATGGATCCTAAGAAAACAGAACAAGTTCAAATCTCATTGCCTTCGTCAACTATTGAATCCCTTAATTTTTTCTTAACTAAAGTTACAGGAAAAGGTATGGAGTCTGCTCAAAAATTATTTTCAATTTCAATGATGTTCCGCCCAGCAATGGAGGCTATTCGTAAGATTGATGAAGAGATTAAAGTGCTAGAGGCAGAGCTAAAAAACTGAGAAAAGTAATTACTCTCTCAGATAAATAATAAAAAAATTGACAACAATGAGAGTAAAAAACTTTGCAGGATTCATGAAGTCTCGTATCAATGAATCAATGGATGACGATAATGTTTATCCAATGGACAACGAGGGAGAAAACCAATATGGTGGTAATCCTTACGGAGATCATAGCATGGGTTACGGTGCTAATCCAGAAGATGAAGAAACTAATCCAGAAGAAGCTGACGAAACTACTGCTGAAGAAGGTGATGAAGAGGACAAAGAGGTAACTCTTGAAGACCTAAAAGCAATGATAGAAGATCTTACTGAACGTATTGAAAAGCTAGAAGAGGGAGAAGAAGGCGAAGAGCCAGCTGAAGGCGAAGAGCCAGCTGAAGGCGAAGAGCCAGCAGAAGGTGAAGAACCAGCTGAAGGCGAAGAAACACCTGCAAAGTAATTTCAATATATCGCTAATTATTAAAGCGAGTGGACGCAATGCGACTACTCGCTTTTTCTTTTTAAGATAAATAACTATGATGAGTGAATACCTTCAAAATACTACAATTCCACTATTTGAAACTTTCTGTAGAAAGAATCAAGTTGATGGCAAAACAATAACTGCCGAAATTGCTGGAAAACCATTACAATTAATGGTTGCAACTACTCCTCGTAGTCAAGCAAAAGGTTATATGGGAGCAACTGAAGAACCGCGAGACGGAGAAGGAATACTATTTGTGTATGACGGAGAAGACACTCGATCCTTTTGGATGAAAGACGTGCCCTTTTCATTAGATATTATGTTTTTTGATTCTAACATGAATTATATTGGGCATGAAACCATGGCTGCACATGATGGAGCCGACGATCACAATATTCCTAAATACTTTAGTAAAAAACCTGCGCGCTTTGCAGTTGAAATAAAATCTGGATGGTGCGATCAAAATATCGACGGCGACTGTTCCCTTAAGATTTAATAATTTTACCAATTTATAGTATAGTATCTATAATCTATACATATTATATGACTGGTAATTTCGAAACACTTTTAGCATTTATTGGAGAAATGAATGCTTCCAACTCAACAAACCACAAGATTGAAATACTTAAAAAATACTCAGATGACGAGTTTATTTTTAAGGTGCTGCAATATACATACCATCCATATAAACAGTATGGTGTAACTTCAGCTAACTTAAAGAAGAGATCTGAAATACTTGCACCTGGTGAAGTATATGATAACTTATTCTATTTGTTAGACGATCTCAATGAGAGAAAGCTTACTGGTCATGCGGCAATCGCTGCAGCTAATTCCTTTATTCAACATAACTCAAAATATGCTGACTTTATTTACCAAGTAATCGATCGAAACCTTGAAACCAGAGCAACGACCACTCTAATCAATCGAGTGAAACCTGGACTCATCCCGACATTTAACGTTGCACTCGCACATGATTTTACAAAAGTTAAAAATATTGACATAACTGATGGTACCTGGTTTCTTTCTAGAAAACTTGATGGAGTTAGATGCTTAACGATTGTTCGGGATGGAACAGTTCGCTGCTTTTCAAGAAACGGTAAGGAATTTGAAACTCTTGGAGTAGTAAAAGAGGAAATCAGACGCTTGGGGATTACCGATTGCGTGTTAGATGGTGAAATATGTGTAATGAAAGAAGATGGCTCAGATGACTTTCAGGGAATCCTGAAAGAGATTCAGCGCAAGGACCATACTATTAAGTTACCAAGGTATTGGGTCTTCGATATCTTAACTCTAGAAGAGTTTGATAGTGGTACTGGAACCGTTGCCCTATCCCAACGTCGAGTTCGTAAATCATTTGATTCGAAGATTTTGGTGACCCTGCCGCAGAGCATATTGAAGAGCGCAGAAGAACTTGTTTATTTTAGAAATACTGCAAAGGAAAAAGGTTGGGAAGGTTTGATTGCACGTCGAGATGTTGGATATGAAGGGGATCGTACAAAAAACATGCTAAAGCTTAAGGAATTTTTTGATGCGGAATATAGAGTAGTAGAGGCAATTATGGGAGCACAACGAGTTATTGTAGAAGAACGTGAAGTTGAAGAAATAGTGTTAAGTGCCGTTATTGTCGAACACAAAGGAAACCGAGTACAAGTAGGTAGTGGATTTAATATGGATGAGCGTCGTCGATATTTTAAAAACCCTGAAAAGATCGTAGGAAAAATAATAAACGTTCAATATTTTGAATCTACAGTTGATCAACATGGATCATATTCATTACGATTTCCAGTATTTAAAGGAGTATATGGAGATTCTCGAGAAATATAATTATTTTTGAAGAGACCTCGGATAAATAATTAAAAGAAAATGTATTACGTTTATTTTTATAAAGACCCAATTACTCTTGAAATATTCTATATAGGAAAGGGTAAGGGAAATAGATTATATTCTCATTGGAAAAGAAGAAACTCGCACTATAATCGAATATTAAGAGAAAAACTTCAAGCCATTTCACAATTAAAAATGGAACCAATTATTGAAAAATATAAAGAAGATCTTGAAAATTATGAAGCTTTTTATTTAGAATTTGAGTTAATACAAAAATATGGAAGGTTAGATCTTGATCACAATGGAATATTATGTAATAGATCATCTGGCTTTGAACATTTTAATATTCCAATGGTTTCGCTACCGACTATTCAAGACTTTCTCAAAGATAAGAAACATTTTAACTCAAAATATATTTCAGAAGAAGAAAAAAATGAAATATGTAATAATTATTTGAGCGGTTTAAGTATGATTAAATTAGCTAAAATGTATTCTCATGGACCATATACTATAAAAGAGACTCTTCTCCAATTCAATATTAAAATAAAAAATAGAGGAGGACAAATTGGTGAAAACAATGGAATGTATGGAGTAAAAAGAGAAAATACTTCCTATTTTAAAGGAAAATCCCATAGTGTTAATACTAAAAATAAAATATCATTATCGCTTAAAGGAAAATCTTCAAAAAAAATAATTGTTAATTCAATAGAATTTAATAGCATACATGAAGCCGAGAACCAATTAAAAATACCGAGACAAACTCTCACCAGATATGCAAAAAATAATAAATCTTTAATTAGAGACGGAAAAACATATACAATTAATTATATTTGATTTAACCTGCGGAGTAACGAGAACAACCTAATTAAAATTTTTTCAAAAAACCAATAAGTCAACCGGAGTATAAAAAAGTATGGGATTCAATAAAAGGTATTTACCAGAATTAAAAGAGCTTAAAGAAGAATATAAAACTAGAGGACATGAAGAATTTGTTCGTATTCATAGAAAATACGAAGCTTTTATTGGACCTATTCAATCTGTAAATTTTATTCAAAAAAAATTAATCAAAAAAACCAGTTAATATGTATTACATCGCAAAAGTAAAATTTGAAACAATTGATGACCGTACTGGTCGCGCTAGAAAAATGTACGAACAGTATTTAGTAGAAGCAATGGATATTTCCGATGCGGAAAACAAGCTTAAAGATAAGTTTAAAGATTCGATTGCAGAGTTTGCAGTAGTAAGTGTGCAAGAATCTAAAATCATGGGTGTGATCAAGTAATAGGTTATGAAAAAGTTGCCGACTCGAGTTGCGGAGCAAGTATATTCAGTGTTAATGAAGTTTGCAGATGCAAAGCAGGACTATTATTCAAGAGAAGTTTTTATTTTCCACTTTGGCGTGGTTCCGGATACTTCAGATGCATTTAAACTTTCTTGCATGGATGATGCACAACGTACATTCATCTGCAAAGAAGATGGTAGAATGTGGTTAGATGGAAAAGGCAGCGATCGAGTAAACCCAATTCTTCGAAAAATTACTCAAAACTTAAGGGAAGAGACTCAGATTTCTGAGTTTACCGTCCGTCGACATGAATCTTAATGTACCTAAAGAAAAAGATGCAGCATTTGCGCAAAACCTATTTGCTCTAATCTCAGACGCTCTTTGCGAGCTTCGTGACGAAACAGATAAGTGGCCAGATCGAATTATATTTAGTGGACCCCTTGGAAAAGAGGTTCACTCTTTTATTATGGAGAAAGGCTGGGACCTCGCAAAATTTAATCCGCAGGCAATGGCTGGCGGAAATATTATTACCTTTGACTATTCTAAACCTCTTACTCAAATTGAAGAAAGAGGCACAACCCTATTTGACGAAAGCTTTAATAATCGAACAATGAAGGGGATCCCTGGGCCAAATACTGTGCAAAAAATAATTAGCACGTATTCTGCGCCAGCATTTAAAATAGAAAGACAAATTCGGCCTAAGCTCGAAATTTTTTTAACACAGAAAAACTAATTTAATTTACATGAATACCCTAGATTTGAACTATCAAAACTTATTAACTGACATTATATCAAATGGTGTTAATAAAGAAGATCGTACTGGAACTGGCACTATTTCCGTCTTTGGAAGACAAATTCGTCATAAAATGAGTGATGGTTTTCCTTTACTTACAACTAAGAAGATGCCATTCAAAACAATCGTAACAGAACTTCTTTGGTTCTTACGAGGTGATACAAATATTAAGTATTTGGTTGATAATAATTGTCATATTTGGGATGGTGATGCTTATAAGAATTATGACAAACTTTGTATTGACACAAAGTGGATGGAACCAGTTAAAAAGGAACTAAATGGCGAAGTTTATGATATGGGAAGAAAATACGATCAAGAAGGGTTCATCAATCGTATCAAAACCGATAATGAGTTTGCTAACAAGTGGGGTGA